GCCTCCGCGAGGTCATTAGTCATCATCAGGTACGAGTTGTTCTTGTTTGCGTGCTCGTCCCCCACCAAGTAAACTTTAACTGTCGCTACCATATTGGTTCTCCTTTAATAATTCTACGTAGTGTATGATTTTGTCAAGGTCCTGTGCCCCACCTTTCCTTGCGTGCCTACAGGCATACTTAATGATGTTAGCCTCGCAGTAGCTCAAGTCATTCGCAAGAATGAACTCAATGGGCTCAATGACCATGCCTTTGTAGTGTGACCCTCCTACCATGCGGTCAATGGCTTTATTCTGCATCTGATGTCTCCTTGCATAGTTTGTCATAGTTTTGTGACACTTTATCCTCAAACCTCTCAAGCAATTCCTCTGCTGATATCTGAAGCAACTCTATCAGTAGCTCAGTGTCATATCTTATTAGTAGTATATCACAGATTTCATTAAGTGTCTTATTTGTTTTCATATCTCACCCCCTACGTACTCCACAAGTAGGTCCAAGGTGCTCTCCGTACACCAGAAGATACCGTACTTCTCACACCATTCTGCCATAGTTAGTTGTGCGCCCTTCCGTACCTTCTTACGTGGATTGTGGAGGACAAACACCAGTTCATGGAAGTCCATGGAATCGTGGATTGCTTTGTACTTTTGGGTATCTCCCGGCCTGAACCACCCTTTGACCTCAATCATGAATTTACCATACACAAAGTCCGGTGTGTACTTCTTCTTGACTATATAGGGTATGCTCTGGGGCTCATAACAGAACCCCACCGGCTCCAAGACAGCCCCCACACGTTCCTCCATACCGCTCCTATACTTAGACATTAGTCTCCTCCCAGTGTAGTAGTCTGTGGCAGTGAGCACAAAGTAGATCACATTTGTCTAGCTCGTTTTTAATGGTGGCCCAAGACTTCATAATCGCCACGCCCAACCCAAAACTCTTCTCCTTCGGGTCTCTATGGTGGAAGTCAAATGCGCTCTGGTGAAAAGTGCCGCCACATCTCATACACACCCCACCTAAGTAAGTAATACAGTCATTCTTACGTTGACGTTGTTTGGGTAGTTGGGCCTTGCGTCTACACTCCGTACACCGAGATGAGCACCCATTCACTTTTCGCCGGTCTGGACTAAAACAACTACTGTGTTTTTCTTCCTTACACTTAGTGCATGTATGCATATCAGAAGCCATCGGGCAGCTCCATTGCACGGGGGTCCCGCACTACCTTAGTCAAGTACTTTGGCCCAGCGGCGTAACCAAAGGTACGCAGATTGGGATAACATGTATGCTTGTAGTCGCAGTACGCGCAACCGCTTGCCAACTTCATGTTCCCACTTTTCCCCTCCGGTACCTCTTCGTAGCAGACGGAGGGAAGTGGGCCTGCTACCATCTTTTTTAGTTCAAGGACCCTCTCTCCTGCGTCCCAATTGACTGCTTCAGCATATGGAGCCTCCTTGTGGGTCTCATCGTACTGGAGCCATGCTAAGTCACCATTTTGTTTGTCAAAGGCTAACCACCCGTAGGTTGTGTCACCCTCTGAGTGAGCATATGCTTTAAGTTGAGGTATATAACCAAATGGATCATCCTCATGCAGCGTGTTGCGCTTGAACTTCTTAAAACCATAGGAGCTTGCACTCTTGACATCCATAAGGACACCATCAATACGTCCGTCCATATGGCCTTTGACCCCCTCGACCCAACACTCCTTCTGTTGGTCTGTGACCTCGTGACCTGAGAGCTTCACTAGGGCAAGCACCATAGCCTCTGTCAGGTGGCCATATAGGAACTTGATGTACGTGGGTCCATTTAAGTCCTCCCCACGGATGCCCCAATAGGCATTCCAGAGCTTACGATGGGGCTTGCCTATGGATGACAAGCGGAGACCCTTACGGTCCTGCTCAGCCCCTATAGCGTCCCTCATGAACTCCTTGCAGTCCTCCCCAAAGGATTCTATGGCCTCCTCAACTTCCTCTGCGGTGCAGGGTGTTTTCCTGGTCTCCAAGAGGTTATATATGTCAGGTACTACTAGCTTTGGTGTTTTCATTTGTTTATCACTCCCTCTAGGGCCTTGCCCACGTCTTTGATACCTTTGTTTATAGGTACGTCAAAGGCCTCCAAGGTTTTCATTACGACAATAAGGGCCTTATCTGTTTCTATGTCTTGTTCAGCCATGACCAGAGTTACTATCCCTAGTATTTCGACTACATGCTTTTTTTTCATGTTGTAACCTCCTGTTTAGTGTGTCTGAGCCCAGTTGTTTCCAATTTTGTATGCCCCGTCCAGAGGACACCTAAGGTTAAAATGTTCGCCAGCATAGACAATTGAGCGTACTACTGACTGTCCCCACTGCCTTGCATGTTCACCTAAGACCTCTGACTGTATTTCATCGTGGATGTTGCCCACAGGGGCCCCCACAAGATGCTGCTTAGCCACCTCCTCCATGTGAAGCACCAAGGCCTGTTTCATGACCACGGCACCGGCACTCTGGAGCAGGGTGTTCAGAGCTGCGTAGGTGGACCTCACTGCGACTCGTCTACCGTCCAACCCCTTGAGCCATCCTCTTCTACTAGCCACTTCCACTCGACCTCTGAGCTTTTGGAGGGCAGGTGTGGCCTTGAGAAATTTGGCCTTGAGCCTTGCTCCATCTTGTTTATCTCCTCCAACGATCTCACCAATTTTGCCATCTCCAGCTCCATATAGGAAAGCGTAGATGAAAGTCTTTGCTTGACGCCGCGTAGCAAGGCCTGCTCTTCGCTGATTAACTGTGTGTATGTCCGTGCCATCTTCCTCCCTCCCTTCACAGACCGCATGAGTAAACTCAGGGTCATTCATATAATGTGCAAGCATTCGTAGCTCAAGGCCACTGGCGTCTGCCCCTACCAGTTTGTATCCTTCTTTGACTGTCCACAGTGCTCTACACTCTTCCCCGTATGGCTTACCTTTGGCCGGTACCTGTGCCACGTTTGGGTCGCTATGTGTCATACGGCCAGTCACAGCCCCGTTGGAGTTGACATAGCCATGCACACGGTCATCCTCGTCCACAGAGTCTACCCACGATTGGATCATAGCAACACGCTTGCCCACTGTCAGGTACTCTGCAATCAACTGTGCCTCAGGTATGTCCACACCCTCAAGGACAGTCTCGTCCACAATTGGCTGACCTTTAGGTGTAAATTGTTTAGGTTTCCAACCAAAATGCTGTAGGTACTTCCCGATCTGCTTACGTGACCCTAAGTTAAAGTCAGGGTAATCAACACGGGTAAAGGCCCCTCCAACAAGGGTTGTACAAGATTCGCCCAGGAACTTGATCCCCACAGCACTGAGTTTACCGTCATTCTTGATCTTAGGTATGATCTCCCTGACCTTATGTACCATGGGTATAAACCTTTCATGTACTTCATCCTCCAGTTGCAGCTCACGTTCACGTAGCTCCGCAAGTAGCAGGTACGCAGCCCTTACGTTCAACTTCCAACCAAGGTCCACTTGCCTACCTATGATGGAGGCTACCTCGTGCTCTAAGGTAATCGACTGTGGCTCAAACCCATTTAGCTCCTTCATGATAGCAACGTAAGCAGCCCTTAATATCTCTACGTCCCTCTGGCAGTACTTAATCATTTCAGGTGACAAGCAGGACCAATCGTCATGGTCTCCCTTGGGGAACCCCAGACGTATACCCCAAGCCTCCAAGGAGTGTGGTTTGTTCTCCCGCATACCCTCAGGCTTTACCCTAGAGGGTTGTGATAGCCGTGAGAGGGTCAGGGTGTCCACCAAGTTAAAACCTGAGAGGTCCACACCCCAGAGCTGCTCCAATACTGGGAAATCAAAACAGAGGCCATTGTGGGCCACTAGGGAAGTCCCCTGTTTCCTGCTGTCTATAAAGTCTGCAAACTCCCCGCTATCAGAGAAAGTGCGAGACACCCTAAGCTCGTCACCTCGGTACACAGACACACAGACACACCAGATAACAGAGGGGTCCAACCCATTGGTCTCAATATCAATAAATATTGTTTCAGCGGTTTGCAGCATTCATGGTTCTCCGTTTGATGACCCAGCACGATTTACGTTGCATTGATAATGCCCATCATAACACGTAACGGCCTGTATGTTCCAATAATATCTGGTATTTGTCTTCAAGTGACATCTGCCCCGTGCATCTGGGTTTTGTCCCCAGCTGATAGTGCCGTTCTCCCCGCCTTTCCTTTCACATCTGCGGTCATTCGGGAGCACTTCCCGGCCAGGACATTCAGATATCCACATGCGCTTATAGTAACGTGAGCCCCCACCGACACTTGCAAACCCTATTTGACCCAGATAACCTGCGTTTCCTGTGGTTTTAAATTTACTATAGCTGATCTTACCTGATTGCAAATTAATAAAAGTTTTACCTTGGTTCTTACTCCAGTTCATGTCCGCAAGACGCTTGGACCCAGCCGGCGGTTTACCACAGGGGTCCACAGGTGGCTCTATGGGTGGCTCAACAGGTGGGCCGTTGGGAGTCTTGAGTCGTACCTCTACGATTTCATAGTCGGTGACCACTTCGTTGTCTATTGTTATCACTTGTGCTGCCACAGGGCCACACAAACTTAGTGCCAGTGCTGCTGCTGTTGTAGTTTTCATATATGTACCTCTCATTTTAAATGTGTCGATAGAATTAGTTTTTGTATGTACGTTGGTGTTATGTGTCGATGGCGTGAACACTTTACTCATTCGCGCCACCCTTCTCCTTCAGAGGAGCCAACGCCATATCGTGCAGTTCCCACTGCCCCAGCTCATAACTGCGAATCTTGATATTATCCAGATCATGACGCAGTCGCTTGTTCTCTGCCTCCAGCTCTGCGATGTACTCCCTCGCTGCCTTTATGTCACTCTCTAACGCCGGTATCTGACTCATCACCCTTCCCCCCAATTCTGAATCCTGAAAAAGCACCACCCATGATGGCACTGCCTGACTCATGTAGTTCAAACTGAATCGCTGCGGCATACAGTTCCCACTTGCTGATGGGGATATGCTCCCCGAAGTAAGCAGGTTTTGCAGCCTCAATGAGTAGGTCGTCAAACTTCTCATCCAATCCAAAGCTGAAGAAGTTATTGAACACTTTCGGGTTACTACCGAATAGCTTATCACCCCGACTGTGCTTGCTGCCATCACTGTCTGGTGAGGTAGTCAGCCACTTGTTTTGGCAGAATAACGCCTCCTCCACATGCAGTTTCCCTGAGTTCGGATCAAACCCTGCAATCCTTTCATTAAACCCCTGACCCTCATTCATCGCATACAAACGAACCACCATCCCGATTTTCCTGACAGGCTGGATTCCTGTTGTGGCGAAGTTCAGCACCATTGCGATATCACCACCCCTGTTTCCCCCTTTGTTCTTGTAGTAGGGGCGATGACTTGCCACCTGAAACGTCAATCCGTCAACGGCAGGGCGCGACTGGTAGGCAAAGCGGCACTGGAAACTGACCTGCATACCACCATAGAGGATATCCTGCTCCACCTTGTCACGGCTGTTAAGCACACAGGAGCCTGAGTAATTGCCACCGTAGTTGAAGGCAGAAACCCTTGTGCCATCTTCACCAAGACAGGACTTATTGATAAACGGCCCAGCAGGATTAACTCCTGTTAAATGGCTACCGCTATGCCCGAAGTCAGCCATAGGCTTCATATAAGCACACCTGACGATTGGCCTACCCTTGTCTGTCGTATACAGCGCACTGCTATCGACCTTTGGGAAATAGAGGTCAGCCTGAGTAGCACGGTACTGGAATACAGGCCAGTGCAGTTCTCTGGTGTAGTTGCTAATCATCACCCTTCTCCAGTGCTGCCTTGAGCTTGTCAGATAAGGCCAATAAAGTGCAGTCATGTATGTGTTCGCGGTATAAGGGGTTGCTGTTAATGTGGTCTACCACAGGTTGCGCTGCATCCCTTAT